GATTTTGCGGGCCGGCGCTGGTATTCGCTGGCGCTTGGTATGCACAACACGGCAGGCCGCTTCTCACTGGGCGGCGCAGAGCGATTCGATAGGCTCGACGTGGAGCTGGCGCCATGGCGCACCGGTGGCGAGCGCGTAGTGCTACCTCAGCGAGGAATCGGACCCGGAGGCGTTGCGATGCCGAGAGACTGGCCGCACCAGCAGGTTGGAAGGATCAGGCGGCACCCTGGAACGTCCGCATGTGTCCCGCTCGAGCAAGACCTAGCAAACGCCGGCGAAGTGGTGACATGGGGCAGCGGAGCCGCGATCAAGGCGCTGATGTGGGGCATCCGGGTTGAGTCGCACATGCCGAACTGGATTGGCGAGCAGGACAACACAGATTCCGGCCGGCTTGAGATGTTCCAGCGGGTTGCTTGGGCGCAATGGACGATTGATGAAATCGCCAGTGGTGAACCTTTCGAGAGGCTTTTGAGATGCACGTCCTGATGACCGGCCGCGGAACGAGCGGCTCATGGCGGATCAGGGGACTCCAACTTGGCGGAGAAATGGGCGCAACGGTTCTGTCGAACGCGCTGGACGTGGCGCCGTATGACGTCGCAGTGCTGGTCAAGCGTCCGACGGCTGAACTACTGCAGCGCTTCCGCCGCGCAGGAACGAAAGTTGTGTGGGACCTAGTTGATAGCTGGCCGCAACCGGCCGGCAATGAGTGGAACAAGCAGCGCTGCCTCGATTGGCTGGAAGAGCAGATCATCATGATCCGTCCAGCCGGCATCGTCGCAGCGACGAAGGCCATGGCGGCCGATTGCGAGCGGTTCGACGTGCCAGTCCTGGCTCTACCGCACCACGCGCGCCCGGGCCTGCGAATGAATCCGATCCGGCCCGTCAAGGTGGTTGGATACGAAGGTGGCGAGCAGTACATCGCCCGCTGGCGCCCGGTGATCGAAGCCGAATGCGCGCAGCGGGGCTGGCAGTTTGCGACGCAGCCGGCGGAGCTCGCTGACGTCGACATCGTGCTTGCGCTGCGGGACTCGAGCGGCTACGCGCCGCGGAATTGGAAGAGCAATGTGAAGCTGGCGAACGCACAAGGAAGCGGAACGCCGGTGATCTGTGGCCGCGAGGCTGGCTATCTGGAGACGGCATCAGGTGCCGAGCGGTGGGCCGACACGCCGGAGGAATTGGTTGCAGCCTTCGATGAACTCGAGCCCACGGCAGTACGGCGAGACGCGTCGAAAACCCTGCGCAACGCTGCGCCATCGATCGATTCGGTCGCCGCAACGTATGTCGCATGGCTTCGGTCGAATTTCTGAGGGCTATCGAGCCGAGTTCCAGCGGCGAACCGATGCTTCTGGCACTCGCAGAGGCGGCACGCGCGGCCGGCGACCAGGTTGAAGAGACCACGCAGTTCAGAGGAAAGAGCGAATGGCTGGTGCTGTTCGGTGTCGGCGCCGCGGTGAACGACCAAGCGCGAAAGGCGCAGATCGCACGCGGCGGCCGAGTGCTTCATTGGGATCTCGGCTACGTCGACCGAAAGAAGATCGTTGGGCACGTTCGTATGTCTATCGATGGCGACCACCCCCAGGAGTGGTTGGATAAGACCGAGCCGAACCATGAAAGATGGGCTTCCATGGGCGTGAGGCTGAGAAACGATTCGAACCCGCGCGGCCCAATCCTGCTGATCGGCCTTGGGCGGAAATCGCGGGCATACCTAAACGAGACCATGTGGGAGCGCACGGCGTACGCCAAGTTGCGCGCCAAGTTCCCTGGCCGGCGGATCATCTTCCGGCCGAAGGGCAGAGACACCTTGCAGTTGAAGTGCGAGTCAGACGCGACGACGCCGATCGCTGAACTGCTGCGCGGCGCATCGTTGGTGGTGTGTAGGCATTCAAACGTAAGCGTCGACGCAACCATAGCTGGCGTTCCATTCGAAGCCGCGAACGGCGCGGCCATGTGGCTGCAGCAACGAGAGTTCACACCAGTAAACCGGCTGGAATTCCTTCAGCGCCTGTCCATGTGGCAATGGCGCGCAACAGAAGCTGCGCAGGCATGGGCCTTCGCGAAAGAGGTAGTGCGCAAATGACAAAGTTGAACATCGGATGCGGCAGTCGCAAGGTTCCCGGCTTTACGGGCGTCGACGCCGTGGCAGAACGCACCGCGGCCGAGATCGTCGCAAAGGCGGACAACATCCCTCTGCCGGACCAGTCGGTCGAAGAGATCATGGCCATCCATCTTTTCGAGCACTTTTACCGGTGGGAGTGCGACACGGTGATTTCCGAATGGAAGCGCCTGCTGATTCCCGGCGGCGTGCTGACTCTCGAGTTGCCGAACTTGAAGAAGTGCTGCGAGAACATCCTGAGCGGTCGCATGGAGGGCGGAAAGCACCCCGACCAGCTGGGCATGTGGGGATGCTACGGCGACCCCCGCCATGGCGATCAATTCATGGCGCACCGGTGGGGATGGACCCCTGAGACGCTGAAAGCCTTCCTGACGGAGCACGGCTTCGTGAAGATCAAGGAAGAGCCGACGCAGTGCCACCCGGCAGGCCGGCTCCATCGTGACATGCGGATCGTGGCTCGCCGCGGCTGATCATGATTGACTTGTTCTGCGGCTACGACAAGCGCGAAGCGGTGGGATTCCATACCTTCTGCGCCAGCGTGATGGAGCGCGCCAGCCAGACGGTGAGCATCCATCCGCTTGCGGCTCTGGGCCTGCCAGAGGGGTCGAACAACTTCACGATCTCGCGTTTTCTCGTCGCCTATCTGATGGGATTCAGGGGCCGCGCGATCTTCGCCGACGCATGCGACATGCTGATGCTTGCTGACATTGCGGAGCTCGATGCGTTGTTCGACCCTAAATATGCGGTTCAGGTGGTTAAGCATGGCGACTATACGAGCCAGCATGAGCGGAAGTACATCGGAACCGAGATGGAGTGCGATCAGAGCAACTACCCCCGAAAAAATTGGGCATCGCTGATGCTCGTCAACTGCGCGCATTCCGCTTGGTTCGCGATGACGCCAAAGATGCTGTCGATGGCCGAGCCGATCGACCTCCTGCAGTTCAAGTTCTTCGAAGACAAGGAAATCGGCGCGCTGCCTGCGGAGTGGAACGTGCTGATCGACGAAGGCCACGAGCGCGCCGGCGCCAAGGTCCTTCATTGGACGGCAGGACTGCCGACCTTCAAGCACTACCGCAACGCTCGGGCATCCAAAGACTGGTTTGCCGAGTTCGAATCCATGACGGGAGCGATGCAGCATGGCTGATTTCAGCGTCAAGATGAACGGCGTCGAGGAGCTTTCCAAGAAGTTGGAGGGGTTGCGCTATGACGTTCAGAAAAAGGGCGGACGCTTCGCCTTGCGCAAGGCGGCGCAGGTCATCCGCGATGCGGCACGAGAGGGGGCTCGGCGCGTCGATGACTCAGCAACCGGCCGCAGCATTGCGTCAAACATCACAGAGAAATGGAACGGACGGCTCAACAGGCAGACTGGAGACCTCGGTTTCCGTGTCGGCGTTAGTCAAGGCGCAGTGCTGCCGAAGCGTGGCGAGAAGCCAGATGAAGGAGCGTCAGGCCCCACGCCGCACTGGCGCTTGCTCGAGTTCGGCACGGAGAAGATGCGAGCTCGCCCGTTCATGGTGCCAGCGATGGAGGCCAACGCGCAGCGGGCTACAGATGTTTTCATCGACCAGTTCGGTCGCGCGATCGACCGCGCGCTGAAGAAGGCGGGGAAAAACTGATGCTGCCGCCGATCTTCCCCACCGTGAACGTCCCAGCCGTGCAGGCGCTGCTGAAGACTGGCACCGGCCCGCTGCGGTTCTATGCATGGGGCATGGCTCCAGATGATGTGCAAAAGCCATATGCCGTTTGGCGCCAAGTCTTCGGCTCCCCTCAGAACTATTTGGGGCAACGACCAGACATCGATTCCTTTACGACCCAGATCGACGTGTACGCCGCGGACATCCCTGGACAGCGCGCCCCAATGGCGCGAGCGATCGCAGACGCCATCAGTTACGCCATCGAAGGAGCCGCCTACGTGACCGCCTGGATTGGCGATTCCCGAGACCCAGACACAAAGAACTATGTCGTGACCTTCCAAGCCGATTGGCTGGTGTCACGCTGATCTGAGCAACCCATTCCAGAGCCCGCCTTGTGCGGGCTTTTTTGTTTCTGCAACCGCGACCCTTTGGGTCGCTTTTTTATGTCCCAAAGGAGCTTCTCATGGCAGTGAAAACCCAAGGCACGGAACTGTGGTTCCTCGACCCCGCAACCGAAGATCCGGTGAAGGTCGGTTGTGTCACAACCCTCAGCGGCTTGACCGCAGCCCGAGACCAGATCGAAACGACCTGCCTCGACTCCAGCGCCCGCACCTACGAAGCCGGCATGGCAACGCCTGGTGCGGCCTCGTTCACGGTCAACTTCGACCCGGCGGACGAGTCGCACACGCGGTTGCATGAACTGTACGTGGCCGGCACGAAGGTCGACTGGGCACTGGGATGGAGCGACTACACGCCACCCATGCCCGCGCTCGGGCCGACGCCTTCCGGCGACTCGGCCGGCAACTTCAACCTGCCGGGAACGCGCAGCTGGATCACCTTCAATGGCTACATCTCAGACCTTCCGTTCGACTTCGCCCTGAACACGGTGGTCACTTCGAACATCTCCGTGCAAGTCTCGGACTTCCCGGTTCTGGTGCCGAAGGCGTAAGGCATGGCGACTCTCAAGAGCCTGGCTCAACTCAGGAGCGCCGGCGGCATCCTGAGCCGAGAGCCCGTCGTCGTCACCGGAATTTGGAAGCACAACGGCCCGGATGGCGAAGAAGTCGAAGACACCTTCGATGTCGGCGTCATCAAGGTTTCTTTCGGTGACATGGCCGATCTGTTCAAGGAGAAGGACCGCGAACAACTCGCTGTCAGCTTGAGCAAGTCGGTGATGTTCGCCAACGATAAGGGAAAGCTGGAGCTCATTTCCTATGACGACGCATATCGCCTGGACCCAGGTCTAGGCGGCGTCCTGATCGAGCTCGTGCGCAAGGTCAACGGGGGTGAGCGAAAAAACTCGAAGCCACCGACGAACTCCTCTGCGAACTCGTCCTCGCTGGAGTCGGAGGTGGCTCCCTCGAAAGCGCCCGACAGCAATTGAGTTGGGAAGAGGTGCAGACCTGGCAGCTTTACCGCGCCAAGAACGGCACTTTAAACCAAGGGCAGCGCATGGAATACCTGATGGCTCGTCTTTCACTGCAGATCAATCACGCAGTGGGCGGAGACGCGGCCATCGGTGATTTTCTACGCTACCACGACCAGCCTGAAGCAGACATCAACGACGTGTCCAAACTCATGGGCGTTAAACAGGTGAACAACCGTGGCAAGTAGATCTCTCGGCACACTCACACTCGATCTTGTCGCGAAGATCGGCGGCTACACCGCCGGCCTTGATAAGGCCGAGAAGGAAGCCGCCAAACGCGCCGCCGCGATCGAGAAGGTCTT